ACCTACTTCTATACCCATCACAGGACGGTATTTTTTATCTGTACATAACACCTCACAGTTGATGAGTTTGATGCCAAAAAGAGTTTCAGTAGGCAGAAACTCTATACTAAATTTGTTTTTAAATTGTAAAGGATTTACTTCTTGCATAATTTAAATTTACTTGGTTGTTAAAAATTAATACATATTTTGTATATTATATACATAATATATTAACTTTCAGATTAACAAAGATAGAACATCTTTATCTCTTTGAGTTGTTATATTGACACAAAATTTGTATATTATTTATATAGTACTCTAAAAATACTTTGTTATGATAAAAAGATTTTTTAAAAAATTAATTCATGTTGTCTGGACATATGGGCCTAAAGATTATTGGAAGGGTTTATGGTCAAAGACTTCTGTAGATGAAAAAGCTATTGCTACTGTTAAAGAAGTTAAAAAAAGATTTAAATTAACAGCTGCTGAGCTTGCGGATGTTGCAGATGCAATCAAACAAGTTGGTAATCAGTTAGGTGACATAGATGATGCTATAAAAGGTAAAGCTAGAAAAGGCAGAAAGAAGAAACAAGTTAAGTAATGAAACTTATAATTGGTACGTATAAAAGAATATCTGGTAAAAGAAGACCCGGTGTACATAGTAAGAATGCATCAAAAGGTCAAAACGGATATAAACAACAATATAAAGGGCAAGGAAGATGAGACAAATATGTTTATTTTTACAATGGGTTAGCAATGGTAAAATTTGTTTAGGTCATTGCCGTCAAGGTTTATGTCACAAGACTAAAAGCCGTGTATAATGAATTGGGAATTAGAAATAGCATTTCACTGGCCTCACGATAGATTGGCTTTTGGATGGGATATAATTAGACCAGATAAAGAGTTTGATTATAGTACGATAAAATTATATATGTTTTTTGTTACATTAACATTAGACTTTTAAATTAAAAAAATGAGAAAAGATAAATCTTGTTTACCAATGCAAAAAGCACCTAAGAGCGCAGGTAAACTGCTTACAGTTAAAGGTGGTGAAATAAGTGATGCTGTTTTACAACAATATAAATTAGGAGGTGGAACTCACAATACATATAGTGGACCGTCTAAATCTAAAAAAAGTAAAAAGAAAAGAAAATGAATATCTTAACGGATGTATTAAGTTTAATAAGGAGAGGGGTCTTTGCTAAGAAGGCAGAACTTGATGATGTATTGGTTCTGGGTGTAAACGAACAACCAGACATGACAGGTGTTGCTTCACCAATTCCTTATAAAAGCATAAAGGTTATTAAAGTAAAAGATTTTAAGATTGCTGCTGAACATTGTGCTCATGCAAATACTCCAGAGGTTCCATCAACTAAAGGACAAGTCTATCAAAAGACAGAAGTTGATGCAACCACAGAAAAGTGTACTGTATATTTTAGATCTTTAAAGTCTTTAAGTAGTAATCTTACTCTTGCTATATCCTCTGATAATGACTATGTGGAATTTGCAACATCTGGTGAACCTAATACAGCTGCCAATTTAGGCACAGGTTCAAAAGTATGGAAAGATAAAGTAGGTGAGACACTTAACTTTAGAACTTTAACCAGCGGTGGTGGGGTTACTATTACTGAAGGTACGAATGATATAGTAGTAAATGCAGGTGGAGGTAAAAATATTATATATAATAGTGGGTTTGGGCCCATATTAACAGCTCCTAATGGAAATCAATTTAGATTAGATGTATCTAATGCAGGAGTAATAACAGCAACAGCAGTAGCATAAGTTATGAGTAATATATTAAGTAAAATATTTTCAGGAGGAGCTAGTAAACTAGTTGATGGAATAGGTGGGATTTTAGATGATCTTATTACTTCCAAAGATGAAAAACTTGCAGCTGAATTAAAAATAAAAGAACTAGTTGCAAAACATGAAGTTGAGATGGAAAAAGAAATCTCTTCTAGGTGGTCCGCAGACATGACTAGTGATAGTTGGCTCAGTAAGAATGTAAGGCCTTTGGTTCTTATATTTTTAGTTGTGTCAACAGTACTACTAGTATTTATAGATGCAGGAGTAATTGCATTTGAAGTAAAGGCTAGCTGGGTTGACCTTTTACAATTAGTTTTAATCACAGTAATAGGAGCTTATTTTGGGGGAAGGTCTCTTGAAAAAGTAAAAAAAACAAATAATAACAAATAAAAATTAGAAATTATGCCAAATAATATGACAAAAGCAGGAATTAAGTATGGAGCTAACGGTGGTTCCATGAAAAAAAAGAAAGTAGTAAAAAAAATGAATATGGGTGGAGGTAGTTTTATTCCACCAACTATGGGTGCAGGTGATGGAGATATGACTCCCTACCGTACTGGAATGGATGTAGCAACATTAGGTAAAGAAAGAATGAATTCATATGCTGCAGGTGGAGGTCTTATGGGCTTTGGAGAAGGAGGCGATGTAATGGAAAAATCAACTTATGGTAATGGTGGAAGCACTAAGAGAGGTAATAAGAGGAAGGGTAAAAAACCTGGATCTAGATTAGCATATGATTGATTAATTAATAAAACTTAAAATTTAAAGTTATGGGCAAAAATGCATCATTCCCTATGCAGGGAGAAGTATTCAAAAGAGAAACAACCAATGGGTATTATAACCCAACTACTGTTCAACAAGCATTACAAAGTGCTAAGAACAAAAAAGAGGTTGCAGCAAGAATAAAACTTGCAAAAAAAACTAATGTAAATCCGCCACAAATGTCTACTAGAGCAGCAGAACCTGTTCAATCAGCAGCTTTTAAATCAGGATATAGAAACAGTTAAGAAATATGGCACTACTAACCGCACAACAAATATCACAAGCTGGTCTAGAGCCAGTATATTCAACTCCTACAGCAGGGGGTGATCAATTAGCTAATACAAGTATAGAATTTTTTCATGTAAGAAATGAGGGAGCTGTTGCAATGACTGCAACTTTAGTACCTTATGTTACTACATATGAAGATGCTTCATTAGGACAATTAGTTAAAGAGAGTGCGGTATTAAATCTGGCAGCTGGTGAAGAAGGATTCTTGGGTCCTTTTGAAATAGCAGCTTTTAGTAGCACTGAAGGTAATATAACAATAACATGCTCAGCTCAGACAAGTGTAAAACTTGCAGCTTTGTATTTATAAATAATTAAATCATGAGTGTATATACACAAGAAGTTTTAGGCTTACTTAGAAGAAATAAGAAAAAGAAAAAGTTAGACAAAATCAGAGATCACTTTGAGTTTGGTAAACTTTATCAAAACAGTACCTTAAATACGGGTGCTGTTTATCAGCCAACTATGGAACCATTTGTAATTAAATGGGGAGACTTTAAATGTGCTACGGAAGAAGGAATGGTAAGACAAGATCCTACCGGCACTCAAGAACGTTATGTTACAATGTGGACAGATCCTGTTTTTCAAGGAGATTGTAATACTGCAACTATAACTAAAACAATAATATCTCAAAACGCTGCTGGAGATGAAATTAATATTGCAGGAGATTTAGATGTAGATAATAATTTAAATGTTGATGGTAATGGTGTTATAGATTTACAATTAACTGCTGGCTCAGCAAATATATTAGACCTTACTGATAACCGTATAGTTATAGTGGGCACAGATGGTGAGCTAGAAGATGATGTTAACTTTACAATGGATGGAACTACTTTTACAGCAAACGTAAATGTAGTACATGGCACTGATGTACCAGCTGGAACACCAGCTGAGACAACTACAATTAACTCTAATCTTAAATTAGAGGGACCTGTATATGATTCATTGGGCGCCATAGGTAGTTTAAACAAAGTTCTTGTTGGTTTAGCAGATGGTAGAGTAAAGTGGCAAGATGATGATGTTGTAGAAGCATTAACATATGGATCACTATGGCAAGGAGATGCAACTAACTATAAAGTAGAATTACCAATTGGTACAGTTAATCAGATTCTTATATCTGACGGAACTACATTTTCATGGCAAGATGACCCATATGTAGATGGTAGTGGTACACTATATAGGTTACCTTTATGGACACCAGATGGTGATTCATTAGGAGACTCTATTTTAATACAAGATGGTGATTCATCAACACCTGCTACAAAAGTTACAGTAAATGGTATAGCTATAGTTGAAGGTGATTTAACAGCAGAAGTTAATGCTTTAGTTAAAGGAAATATTGAAGTAAATGGTACAACAAAACTAGATACACTAGTTAATGATGATACTCTTGTACAAGTACTTGTAAGAGACACTGCAAATGATAATCTAATTAAATTTAGAGATGCGTCTTCAATAAAACCACAGGTTGGTTTTGATACATTAGCTATGACACCTGATGGTTGGGCATCTGCTGATGGAAACTTTAATGCTTTTGTAAATCTAGATGATACAACTACACCATTTAAGAACATAAATAATATGTCATGGCTTGTTGATGGTGACAGAGTGGTTGTTATTGCAACAAATAATAAAACTGGTACAGTATTAGGTAATAGTGTTATTAAATTTAAAGACTGGGTATATCCAGGAGCAGGTGGTAGAACAGTAAACAATTTTGGTTCATGGGTTGCATCTGCATCTGATATAGCATATCCTACCGCTTCCGTTTTATACGGAGAAAAACTTAAGTTTAAGGCAGAAATGTATGATGTACCATCTACTACAAAAAGTCAATTAAATTGGGATGCGTGTTGTAAAATATATTCATCTAATGAATGTCCATCAGGATCAAATGGAGCCGGAACACTTGCTGAAGATACTGTCTTCTTTGGAACTTTTAATGGTATTGATGATGGATATGGAGGTTATGGATTGACATATTCAATTGTAACTCCACCAACAAACGGTACTTTAGTTATTACTAATGCTAGTACAGGCGCTTTTTCATATACACCTAATTCTAATTACTTTGGTACTGATACCGTAGTATGGAGAGTATTTGATGGATATTGTTTTAGTGTTAATTATAATTTTGTTTTCACGATTAATGCAGTGGATGATAAACCAATATGGACGTCCACTGATCCTGTTGCTGCAAATACATATCCATCCTTAACAGGTGGTGATGTATGGACTTATAATTGGACTGTAGCAGATGATGACACACCTTGTGGTAGTTTAACTTTTCCAAGTCAAACAATACCAGCATGGTTAACCTTTACTAATAATGGTGATTGTACAGGAACTTTAACAGGAACATATCCTAATGCAGGTGGTAATTTTGCAGTACAACTAAATGTAAGTGACGGAACAGATACTGCATCACAGAATTTTAATATTGGTGGTTTAGCAGTAAATAATGATACATATTTTGTTACTTGGTTTGATGCTTCAGGATCCATGAACACTACGGGTGATATACTTGCTGCAAATTCAAGTGTGCCAACTATTAGAGCTCAAAGTAATGGTGGAGGTACAGGAACAACTTTTATGACCCTGCTAGCTGGAGATAACTTAGCTGATCAAGGAAAATATATAGATGATTCTGGAGGAGATGGTTACAATGCTTATAGATTAATAGTAGCTGGAATGACAGTTTCCGGTACTGGCATAACAGCAGGAACTACAGTTTCTTCAATCAGTAGTACTACGGTTACTTTAAGTGCTACACATACTGCAGCAGCAAATGCCGTAATTACTTTTGCAAGAACTACAGCCCAAAAATCTACAGATTATGCAGATATAAATACATTTAGAAATTTACTTCAAGATTTTTATGCTACAGGAGGAACTGAAGCTTCGGGTAATACAACTTCAGCAACTAATGGTGCTGATAGATATGATTCTCATGTATTTTTTGGATGGGATGCATATCAAACCGAAGGTAATGGGGAAAGACAAATACAATACTTAGCAAACTTAGGTAATCCAATTACAACAGGAGCAGGTGCTAAATTTGCTAATGCATCTACAGTTGTTGTTATGGGATGGGGTGATGAATCAGATAATTGGTATCATCAAGGTGGTTTACCATTTAGTAACGATACAATAGATCCAGGTCTGAGAGTTGCAAATGATGTATCAGAAGTAAAATCTTTTATTTCAACTACAGAAACAGCTGCAGGAAACAATTCTATATACAGAGGTATTTGGTTTAATGTTGGTGATATTACTACATACAGGCAGATAGGGCAAGGTTTACAAAATGGTATAAGTCCAAGCTCACAATTTAGTGGTAATTGGACAAATGCTGATCTATTAGTTGCAGAATCAAGCGGTGCTCCTACAAGAATACAATATGCAGGACAAACTGGAGATGCAAACTATCCAACAGGTATTGCTGTTGCTAATAATACTGCAGGGTATTATAGAGGGGTAGTGCTTGCTAAACTACAAGATAGTGGGTTTACAACTTTAACATAACTAGGAGACGGGATAAGAATGCAAAACTTATCCCTTTTTTTTGTTGGTTTTATCTCCCATGTTAAAATTTATCCATATCATTATTATGCGTGATATAAAAACAATATATTGTTAGAATAATTATAAAGGTCCAAATCATATTTATCTTCCCATAAATATATCTTGAATCAATCTTTTTTCTGTAATATCCTCATCTATTTCTACAGCAAAATCAGTATCTGCCATAGTAATATCTAATTCAATATTGCTTTGATTTAATTCATAACCTTTAATATTGTTTGGATTTAACAAACTATTGTTTAAGCATTCTGATGTCATAAAATCATGAAAGTTTTGTTGATCATTTAACCAATCTCTAGGATGGGCCTTCTTTAATGAATTGGTAACATGATTATAAAAAGCCCATGCACTTGCATTGATTTCTGTTTCACCATAATCAAAAGATGGTTTATCCATTTCTTTTTTAAGACATGTCATTTGTTGAGTATCTAATAAATCTTCCTCAATAAACAATCTTCCCGCAAGTTCTGACTGTTGCTTGCAATTTAAATTTATTGATTTAAAAGCATCTTTGTCTGATATTAATCTTTTATAATATTTTTCACCATTTTTAATTTGGCTTGCAATTTGATTTCTAACATCCATATCTGCTGAACCTGTATGCTTTCTTTTAAAATTATACATATCTCCAGCTACCATTCCATTAGAACATACTTTTACATAGGCGCCAATAGAACACTGAAATCTTGTACTTTTATCATATGAATTTGTCCAAGTAAACATCATTCCTAATTCTTTTTCATTATTAATAGAATCATCCGTAGAATTAGGCATTATATAATATATACCACGTGCAACATTAGCATTAATATTACATGTGTATAATTGTTCTGTAACAGTAAATCCACTATTCTCAAGTAGATTTAAAGTATTGTCTATCACTGTTTTATGTGATATTACTGTATAGCTCTTACCGTGGTTAGGTAAGGGTGCATTTTCTAGATAAGATCTAGATGTATTAATTGGTTTTTTGTAACCCATAGTTTTAAACTTTTAAAGTGTAAATATAGTTAATTAATCTGACTCAACAAACTAATGTCCTTTTTCTTTTAGAAATTTTCTGACACAATAGGGACAAGGTGTAACATTTTTCCTTATCCATATCAAATAATTGATAGGTATATTTTTAGGTCTTTTACCTTTATACTTACCAAAACTTAATGTTGGTTTATTATCCTCTTTCAGTGTTTTAGTTGTTCCATTTTGATTCCAAGCGGATCTAAATGTAAACTTCCTATCATCATGAGAGATAGTAATTTTTTCTTTTATAGATTTATTAACTTTAGAAATTGGTACTTTGAAATATTCTGACGCCAGTTTTTTAGACTCAAACTGTTGTCTGCTTTTCCATTCTATTATGCTTATCATATCATTGTATATTCAACAGGAGAGTCTCTTTATACAAGACACTCCTGTTAAAATAATTTTAATTGATTATTATTAATTGTAATTATACTGTTAATTTCAGATTCAATAGCTTTTAAATAATAAGATTTATTTAAATCATAGCTTTCCCATTTGGGCTCTACGTTCATCTTATTAAATATTGTTTGTAACCATTTACCTGATTCTAATTGTATTTCTCTACTATCAGTTTTATTAACTTTTATAACTTTCTTACCTTTTGTAGAAATAAAATATCTATTTATCTTTTGTAATTCATCTTCTACAAGAGTCCCATCATCCAAATATCTAGCTACTTGTTTCCAATCACCTTTTGATTTACTACCTATACAGTAATCTAATATGTTTTTATTTTTATCCAGGTAGTCTTCTGGTAACATATTGTGTACAAAATAATAATATATAGCTTTTGGTATAACTAATTTAGATTTGTTTTTATGTAATTGTAATTCATGAAAATCAAAACGTCCTTTTAACTTAACAGGTGCAAAGCTAAATTTATCTTTATCTACTTTAAATATATAATGAGGCTGTTTTTCTTTCAGCTCTCTCCATTTAGTTATGTTTACATCAATGAAGTTATTTACACCAATATAATTATTTACATCAGCAAGTACCAATTTTTGGTATTCATCATGTTCTAGATTTAGATTTGTTTTTTGTTCCCACTCTTCACATATTTCCATATAAAGACCAATATACTCTCTAGGTATTATAGTTTCCACACCGTCAGTATTTTGTAATAAGGCTACAGCATTTGGTATTCTTTCCATAATTTGCTCATATAACATCATAAGAGTCAACTGACCATTAATAGTTATTTTACAAAACAATTCAGGATCATAAAAGAAACTGTTTTCATCATTACTAAGGCCAAACGTTGAGTTAAGTATAATCTTATATACATAATTCATTGGATTGCTCTTAGGGATCTTCTTACGCTCTGTAAAGAACCATTCATATTGATTACAGAATTCATCTATAGGGAAGTGTCCTGGTGACCATTGATTCTTTATAGCTAGGTTAGGATAATAACTAGTAACATCTGACGACATTATAACCATATCTTCTGTACTCTCATATACACCTTTCTTAGCTGCACCATGAACACCACCTGTACCAAAGTAAGTAGTAACACCTTTATAGTTTACATTATATTTAAAGCTACCTTTTAAACTAGCAGAGTCTATCTCTAGAGTCTTAAATCTTTTATGTAAAGTTTTAAATTCTTCTGAGGTAAACGATACATAAGGCAATATGATATCATTAACTTTAATTGTATCTCTATATGTTCTCATCTTTCTTAAATCTCTCTTAGGAATATTTAAGTTTTTAGATAAATAATAACCAAATATTTCTTTACTAATTCTAGGTTCAGAAGCACTAAACATATTTATATTATATGTTTTTGTAAGTTCTTTTCTTAAACCTATCTGAGATTTGGATCTATTGTATATCTCTTTAGTAGACTTAACATCATTAATACAATACTCAAGGATAATATCAATCTCTTCTTGTGTATTTATCTCTGTCTCATGATGAATAGGCATATCAAGAATGTTTTCCCAATCCATACTATACTGTATCCACTTTAGACTTGAGCGCTTAGCAGGGTTATCCCAGTGATGAAGTTTAAAAACATCAATTTGTCCAATCTTCATTTTCCATTGTGGGTAATCACTAAACTCTTTAGCATTAGATTTTTGAATACAACGTTGAGCATACTTATAAACAATATTAGCAATTTCACAACCACTAAGATTTGACCAATTTTTATGGTTATCTAACATATAATGAGTGACTTGGCCATCAAAAGCTAATCCGTTATAGGATATATGCCACTCTTTGTTTTTGCAGTTATCTTCTAAGAAATTTATAAAACTATCTAAATCATTACGTAGGTCATGAACAACAAAGATTTTAGTTTCTGTAGTCTTATAGTGTTCAAACACCCCGGTAAAGCAATTAGATAAAGTTTCATAATCCATTACCCAATGTTTCATTCTTTTTCTTTTTTAAGTTTTTCTGTAAATGCCCATAATGTTCTGGGTGTTATTCCTAAAGCTTTAGCTGCTTCTTTAAAAGTTTTATGTTTTTTGAGAGCTTTGGACATTATCCTCTCCCTCATTTGAAGTATTGTTTCCATCATTATAGTTTTTAATTGCTACTTCTTTAGCATCCACTAGTAAGTCCATGATACAATCATAGATACTTTCTACAGCTTTTATTTGGTCTGTGTCTAAAGATTTATTAATCTCTTTATCATATCTATCAATAGCTTGAATTACTTGTTTAGCTCTGTATTTAGCTTTATGTTTATGTAGAAATTGCAAATTATGTGCAGTTTCAGCCATGCATTTATTTAATGCAAATAATATATTTACTTCTAATGATTCTTCTGCGCTTAGTTCAGCCATATTATTATTTATTAGTGCCAAAAAAAGCCCAAATCAATGGGCTTTCCTTTTAAGTCAATAGAGTCAACCAAGAACTATTGACCAGGTAATATAATTTTGGAAGTTTTGGTTTCTTTTACATCAACGCTTAAGAATGAATTATAATCAAATTGTTCTGCATTCACTGCAAACATATTAATAAACAATTCAATATCATTTTTGTCTTGTAAGTAAAACTCTGAAAAAGTATCAACAAGTCTTCTCTCCTCTTTAACAGTTTTACCTGTTTGTTGATTAGGAGTTTTTAATCTTACAGGTTGACCTGATTCATCTAGTTTTGGTACCATGTGGTATGATTGTTTCATAACCTTACTGATAACTGCTAACACGCTTGATGATGGATCAAACATAGCTTCTACATATGGTGAGTCACTGCTCACTGGGATAAGTGTAAATGATTTTGCATTTCTGAATGCTGAGTTTACCAGCATCATATTCTGTCCTATTTGTGCCATTGGTTTTGTATATTTATTTAATCAAAGATATGGAACTTTTTTTTAATAGTTCATAAATAATTTGACTATTATTAATTAAAGTTTCCTTTTCAATATTAGGTGGGTCACATACTTCATATATGTTTTTAATTAGTTCTATGTCAACACCTAAAACGTTTGCATATTTATCATGCACATTTTCTGGTGATAAAAACCCATCAACATATGAAGATATCTTTTCTTGTGTAGAGAAGAAGTCTAATATATCAATCTTACTGTTTAATGAGAATTTTGAATAACTACCTACTATAAATCTACTAAAGTCAGACATAATAGGAGAAAAATCAAATATAAATAAATGTTTATTTTTATTTAACTCAATATAATCTTCAAATAATTTATGACTATGCAAATAATTATAAGCAAATTTTTTAAAATCTGAAGTCATTTTAGTACTGTATTCACAAAAGAATTTATTATGTTCTATTGAGTAAACATTTTCCCATGCAATATAAGTTTGCACAGGAACATGTGTTACGCCTTTCCTAATCTTTAATAAAGGATATAGAAAGACCTTACTCTTTTGAAAATATTCAGTGTATACACCCATACTATAATTTAATCTTATTAACTAAGAAATCATAGGGTAAGCTGTAATCTTCAGAATCCCAATGGTGTTTGGCTGTTTTTAAAGCACCACTAAGGCCAGAAGCCCAGGCGGATAGAGATTCAGTAGATACCTCAAATACATAGACTTGTTTATAAACATCTATAACAACAAAATTAAAAGTGATGCTATATTCATCTTTATCATCCCCTAGAGAATCATATACTAATTTAGAATATATAGCTGCTTGTAACCAATAATTATAAAAGTCAACTGTCTCTCTAAAATCTGCAACAGTTTTCCCTGTGGTTTTTAAATCACATATTACAACTTGTTTTTTGTCTGTATCTATTGTATAATGATCTACGTAGCCATGTAAACCAAAAGGATAATCATCAAGTTCAGTTTTTAAATACTTTTCACTAAATGATTCAAAAGGATCTAGATCAAAATCTGTTTGAACTTGTTCAAATAAATTCATTACATCTTTATTTTCCTTTATAACAGATGCTTTATCTTCACATTTTCTTAATGTGTCTTGATCAATAACATCAACGTTACTATTGCTTAAGAATTCCCAGTAAGGTGCATGATCTTCTTTTATAATCTTAGCTATTCTTGCCTCATCTGCTTTAAGAGATTGATATAAGTTCATATCTCTAAGAGAATCTAGCACCACATCATCTTCTACATCTGCTAACTTTCTTTTATTTGTATTTAAAGACATGACTTTTAATACCTTTCTAACACTATCTGATGGTGCTTTACCGGGTACAATGTTAAACTTTTTATCTAAGTTCTCAGGTTCAAACACTAAACAATGTACAAGCTTACCTTCTACTAAATGCTTATCTGTTCTAATCTCTTTGTCTAATAATATATAGTCCTTGTAAAACAAGGATGGTGAAAATAATAATTTATTAAGAGAAGAATAGCTAAACCTAAAGGGCTTAGCATAAAATTCTCTTTCTTTTTGTGTGTCTCTATTCATCTATATGTTGTTGCATTTCTTCTTTTATATTTAAACAATCAATTGGCATTTTAAATACATCTGAACTATCTCCAATAATACTACCTAGTATATTATTATATAAACGTTCTCTTGTTTTATTCAAAACAAAGGTAGTTAATTTTCCATCTTCTATCAAGAATTGTATATATCTATTATATGAAAATATCCCTTCACTTATACCGCCTTCATATTTTTTCATTCTTTTTCTGAATGTTTTAATATTAACCGATTGCCAATTAGAGGAATCCTTAAACCATTCATAATACCAATAGTATAAGTAGCTTACTACATTGTATGATTTGCTTATATTACAATTTGCAAGCATCTCTACTGCTAATGATCTAGTACCTACATCTGCTGATGTAAGCATTTCTTTTATATTTTTAAATTGATCATCATTTATTATAGCAAGATCTTGATCTATAATATCAGATACATCAGTATCAAAAATAATTTTGTCTGTATGTTCTATAATAGAATCTATTTCAGCAACCATTTCTTTTTTTATATATACTAATCTTCCTTTGTCATCAGGAAATATAAACTCTGTTAATTGAAGTCTAGTTTGTGTATTATAATGCCAGGGCTTTTTTATTATTATTCTACAGTCTTTAGGTAATCCTTCTACTATTTCTTTTACTCTGGTATACCCACTTTCTGATAAATATTGTTTATCTACAAGATGTTTAAAGAATTTAAAAACAATTGGAAATTCATGAGATGTATCCCAACTCATATCAAATTGACTTTCTAAAAATTTTGTTGATACAACTCTATAGTCAGCATCATTTATTTTTCTTGTAACTTTTAAATTATACTTTTCTTTTAATAAGTCAACTTTTTGTGTTGGTAATGTTAACTTAGGATATCTATATATTTTTTTATCTTGAAGATCTATTTTGTGACCTGTTTCTGGTAATAAATATTCTCTAATAAAAGATTTATTTATACTCCATCCTGTACTTTCTCCAACAAAATTTCCTAATTCTGTTACAGTAAAAGCTGTACTAGTAAACTTTCCATTAGAAACATTCTCTGGATCTGCACTTAATGCTATTTTATATATTTTTTTCATTTCTTTATTTTAAATATTGTTGGTATTCTTTCTTCACAGACACTTTAAATGTATAAAGGTCTCTGTTATGTATACTAATCTCTTGTCTTACTATAGGTTCTAGATATCTGAATGTTGTTTTACACAATTTTTCATTTTCTTCTAACCATAGTATCATCTCCTGAGCATTTCTTCTGCTAAAGCAACTAAAATTAGAAGTTTGAATCCAGTACTGTAGATCTTTATCTCTATTGTCTGCATATGTTATTTGATCACAATCATGTGCAAACTGCCATAGTAAATGATAGTTTGATTTATAACATATAGTTGGGATAACTTTAAGTGCTAAAGCTTTATCATCACCATATGCAGCAAGTTGACTCTTTAGAGTTAATAATAATTCTTCATCCATGACTATTTTATTAGCAGACGAATGAAGAACTGCCTCAACACCAACTACACTAAGATCTGTAGTTTCAATTAAATGAGAAAGATTAACAGCCATACCAGTAAGCATCCACACATCATATAAACTATCATTCATGGTAATATCATAATATCTTACTTGATCTGTAATTTTAGGTGTTACAATACATTCTATTTTTGAAGCATCAATACGATTTAAAATGTGACTACTGCCTGCTGATTCTCCTATAGTAGTTTCATAATTCCATAATTTTGACATCATAAGAGTACTGGGAATATTATCACCATCAGCACATCTAGATTCTGGTTCAATATTATCATGACCTACTATTAAATCTGCTAATTCATAGTTATTAGTTACAGTTATACCGTGCTCTTTAAGAGCAGCTTTTAATCTATCTTGTGATACGTCACATCTAGGTAATATAAAAGCTTTCTTTTTAGTTTTAAAAGTCTGTTCATCTTCTGTAGGAACAGTTAATATGCTGTTGATTTTATCATAAGTTGTTTGGTCTTGAGTACATAATACTACATCAATACTATTTGAAGAAGAAACCAACCCGTAATACGGGTCAGCTTCCAATCCAAAGTATGTAATAGCATCATTGTTAAAACCACTATATACTGATTTATTTGCCATAATCTTATTTCATTGTCATTTTAATGATATCTGGAATCATCATTAGTTTGTTAAACTTCTTTTTATTACCATTGAAGATTGTTCTTACTATTAAATACTTAAGATCATTTGTAAAATAATCTTTTGTACATAGAGAAGTAAGTCTATCAGTTTGCTTCTGTCCAATAGTATTTTCTTTAGAATATACTATAGCATAGTTACCAAGCCTTGTTGCTAATGTAGCAGCAATATCTGCACGGTATGTGTCATCTTGACCAATACAAGATCTAAGTTCACCAAGAATATATGACTCATTATCATGTGTCAATAAATCCTTTGGACTTACTAATTTATCTAGCTTATTATTAATGAAGGTTGTAAACATAGATGCAAATTCATCACCTACACTACCTTCACCAATCATCTGAATCATACTAAGGTTATCTTCAAAGTTATCATAGCTTGATATTGCATTAAAGAAAGTTGTAATTGATCTTGCATTAGTTTGTTGAGTTACTAGTTCTGGGTGTAGTAACAAGAAGTTAATACATCTTGAATCTATACCTGCACCTTCTGCCCACTCAGCCCATACATTAACATCAAACTTAAGATTAGCAGTTACATATCTAGTCTTCTGTGCACTATCTACACTGTTAACCATATAGTCACCATTATCCGGGTTAGCTGTTAATATAATATGCCAGTCTTTAGGAAGAGTCCAAGAGATATACGTTTGTCTATCTATCAATTCCATAACTGCTTGGATAAATCTTGTATCAGCACGGTTCCAGTCATCTAGTAATAAGATACCACCGGCCTTTGCATCAGCAATCCATTCAGGTGCACAATAAGACATTCTATTCTTACCGGTCATCTTATATCCATTCTTTAGATATTCTTGTACAGCCAGTTCATCTACCCACATACCAACTTTTTTGGTAGTTGTAGTAGGCATATTAGCAAGACTTGAGCTACCTGCTCTTTGCACTGCACTTACCATAGACAAATCATCTATACTTTTTGCTGGTATAGTTTTTTCTTTATACATCTGAAATTGACGTACAGGAAAACCAACTAAATCACCCAACTCTTCTATCTGTGCTAAGTTTAATTTTACAAATTTTAAATTATTATCTTGTGCTAATTCAACTATGGTAGATGTTTTACCAATACCTGATTCACCTACAACTTCTACTGATACAGAGTTTTTACCCTGATCTTGTAGAAATCTATTGTTCTTTATTATATGATTTACAAAACCTTTTAACTCTGTTACATTTAAATTTACTTGTGCCATTTTCTATTAATTTAATTTAATTACTTGTCCTGGTAACTCATCATTCATATCAGATATACTGCTTAAACACCATAGGGTGTTCTTTGGGCAATCTTCTGGAGGATATGCTTCACCATCTGTTAAATATACAAGAGCTGTATAAGCCCCTTTCTTTTTATTAAAGTGGTCAATAACTGGTTGGAACGATGTCCCACCACGACCATGTATTTCCCAATCTTTTTTAGGATTGAATTCTTCTACTGTTCTCAAACTAGTATCACACTGTGCTACTGTAATTTTATGGCCAGTCTTAACCATATGTGCTAATTCATTAAAGAATTCTTTTAGCTCTTCATTATTTACAGATCCACTTGTATCAACACCAACAAGGATATGATTCTTAAACTTGATTTTAAGGCCAGGATTAGCAGCATACCGTTTGTTATATTTACGTCTAAGTTTCTTGGTATATACTATACTAGAATTACCCACAAACCTTTTTAAATAACTTTTCCAATCAAATTTAGGTGGTTCAATATGAGTTAGCCTATGGATAAGCTCAGCTAGTTCACCCGGGATAGAGCCACATCTTTTCTCTGTCTGTTCTGCAGTATCTTTTAACTGATGCTCAATTTGTTTTTGCATTAGTTTTTTATCTGCTTCCGGCATATCATTTAACTCATCCCATGTACTATGACAATACTGTGAATTTCCATCCATATTTTGCATTAAATTATCTAATGCAGGACAGCTCCCACTTTGTTGTGCTTGTTCTAAAAGCTCATAATACTTTTTAGTACCTGCTTTTGTTGGAAGATTTAATTCAGGAAAACTACTTAACAACAATCCACCCGTGGGTAGCTTGCTTTCCAGTATGTACTGGTTTATCTCTAGATCTGCAGCTATATTAAATAACTTATGATCTGAATATAGATCTCTTAAAATAAGATGGCCAAATGCAATATGTAAAAGCTCATGTTTTATTAATCCAAATCTATGATCTTCACTGAGGTTTATATAAAAATCAGGGTTTATACTCAATTGTATGCCAATACCATGTTTACTTACTCCTGCTGTAGGAACAGTATCTGTGTATTGCTTATTGATACCAATTAAAAAGAGCCCGTAAAAGGGCTCTGTAAATATTAAACTTTTGGTTGTCCTTGCAACCTGGTCTTGTATATTTATCATTCTTTATTATTTATTATTGTTTCCAATATATTAATATATATATTTTGTGCAACACTGGGTTTAATAAAAGTATATATGTTTTTAGTATATAGACTATCTATATTTATTTTCATTTTTATAGCATCTATAAAATATTTTCTGCTACTAAACATAAGTGCTTTACACATTAATAAATCTAAGACATCTTTGTCTTCAAAATTACTATTGTTATAGACCTCGCATGCCATAGCTTGATCATCTGGTAAGCCATTAAACATGTTTACCAACTTAAAAAACTCTTCTGAGGTTATAATATTCATTCAAAATCAACTATTTCTATCCAGACACCTGGATTTTGTTTATCATATTTATATTTTTCAAATGCCGGTATTATAAATTCAGCATTATCATCTTCAATCCATCCATATTTAACCATATCATCTTGCACTGTTTGCGCAGGATTTATATAATCAAACTTATGACGGCTACCTCTGATAAATTCAAAAGATATCTTTACTGGTAGTTCACGTGTTTTTAATGCTTCTTTAAAATCTTTAGTGTAACTTAAATAAATATCTTTTGTAGCTTTTCTATAATTCATAGTTGCTTTACTAGCTATAAAGTATTTACCTGTCCAACGTCTTCCGTTTTTACTTGAAGGTACATTGCCAGGAATCCACCAACGCATTACTTCTTTTATTTTACCCATGTTATTTATTTAATGTTTGTTTTAATAATGGTTTTAGCATTGCGTGGACTTTATCAAAACCATGTAACTTCATAGCATCTGATATGTCTTTACATATAGTTGGTACAAAACCATTGATTTTATATGCATCAGCATATCTTTCCATAGCTTTAAGGCCAGCTTCATCATTATCAAATAAGGTTATTACTCTTTTATATTTCTTCTTTAGGTACTGTATTACATGTGGTTTTATCATTGTATTCTCTGAGTCAGGTGCTATAACTTCTATATTATAACCCATACCTTTTAAACACATTGCGTCTTTTAAAGATGAACATATAACTAAGTAAGGTTGATTATATTCTAATTGATCAAGACCTTGTAAGTATTGTTTTACTTTATAAAACTTATGTGATTTACTTTTTGGTTGATAAAACTTAAATGGTTTATCATCTTTATCAAAGTATCCAAAACACATTGTACCATTTATCTTTAAGCTCTTTATATCTGACCCATTAGTCTTGATTAAATTATAATATTCTATTGGCTTTACATTATATTTTTCCAATATAGTTTTACCAATTCTATAACTCAACCAATATTCTTGATCTTCTATACTCCAAGCTTTTATCTTAACAAAGTCTAGAGACCACTTAGGTTCTGGTACTATAGTTAAGTTTTTATATTCAGATGTTTTTATGTATTTATTATAGTCTGATACTATTTTTCTCATTGCATCAGGATATTCTATTTCAAATAGTAATTTTATTAGATCTACTTTATTACCGTTTTTACCAGTTGAGAAATCTTTAAACTTATATTGCATTATGTTCTTATCAACATATATACAAAAGCTTGGTGTTTTCTCTGATGGATTAAAGACTGATTTAATCTTTACATCTTGTCCCGTTAAAGTTTCTGATAAATTTAAATAATACTGAAATACCCATGTGCTTGGTACATCTGATCCTTCTAATACTAAATTTTTAGTGCTGAACATAATTCAAAAGTATTAAAAAGAAATGGGCTCAGCATTATACTAAGCCCAATCTTTTGATTTATATTATAGGTCAAAATCATCACCTACAACAGTAGCTGGTTCAAAGCTATTGTTTGCTGGAGGTGTATCATTTTTTACTAATTTTCTTAAATGATTGTTGTTATTAGCATCAAACTTTAAGATTCTATTAGCTTCACTATTTAAAGCTTCAAGAGGTACACCATCTTTACTTCTTTTAGGTAAAAACAGATCATTGTTTATGTAACCATCTCTGTTCTCCCATTCACGTGCACCAAGACAAGCATTGAAAAATCCAGTGTTAGAGAATAATTTATTACACTCTACCATAAATGTTTCTATTGTGTTTGCTTCTATTTTATCTAGTTCAGCTCTTTTACCAAGTGCTTCAGATAAAAATACCATAGATTTTAATACTTCTGTATCTCTAGATATTTCTGTACCACTTTGTAAAGTAGTATCTTTATATGGGTAAGGGCTAAATCTAACTCTACCCACTTGACCTTCATATTTTGGGCCATTTGGATTATCCATATCTTTTAGAAATCCATTAAATTCTCCTGTAATTGGCTCAGATTCTACATGTAATACAATATTATATGCATCTGTATCATATGGCGTTACATCAAATGATATTGAATTGATTTTGATAACTTGATTACCTGGTTCAATTACTGGTTTTGTTCCACCTGATCCGGCAGACATGTCTTTAGTACTTAACATAATTTACTTTTTTTTAATTATTAATTTATTATTTATTCTTCATATTTTTGCATGCTCTCTTTAACATACTGTAGGTCATTAGGAATGAAGTTATCCTCAAACATACCCATTGGTGATTTACATGTGTTCTCTCCATTGTTTTGAGTCTCAAAACCATATTCAAGTTCACCATCATCATTTTTATTTACTTTTCCAAATAACACTATAGAAAAGAGGCCTTCCAAAGTTAAAGTATTATCAATCATTTTACCAATTGTTTTAGCCTTGATTTTTCTATTTCCATTTATATCAGTTGAATCTTCTGAGTGTGTCAAAAAGATAACAGTTAAATTATCTCTTAGATCTTTAGGCATTTTAGCCACCATGGCTAAGTTAGCTGCAATCTGAGTAAATTTATCATAACCTTTTTCATTTGCTCTATCAAAATATTCAAAGGAGCTCATATATTGCCAGTCATCAACTACAATAGTTTTTATGTGATCCATCTTTTGATCTACATGATTAATAGCTTTCATAATCCCTGCAGCAGTAGCTGTAGAAGTTAAGTTACCTTTTGGGTTATCTTTACTAATTTGAGTATACAAACTCTTGTACCCCTTAAATGGTAAAGGTTTATTTGCTATGTTTATAATGAAAGTCTCTTTAGGATCTAGTGTCCTGATTGAGGTAGACTTTCCTGTACCTGAATCTGCAATTACTAATACGCTGTTTGCCATGTTTATTTAATTAATTTATTGATTACTTTAGTTAATGTTATTATTGATTGATTAATGTCTTCTAATTTATTTACTAATGCAGACGATGGTGTCTCATCAGGATTAGGTAAGTTAAATAGATCTGTAACTTTACCTAAATCAACAAACTTTTGACCCGGCATATCTTTAGACGTAACATCCTTAATAACTTTTAATTCACTTACTGGAATCAAATGTCTCTGGAATCCTGAGTTGCTAGTAATTAATTCATATTCTGATTTCCAATGAGGATTGTATTTATGTAAATATAATGTTCTTTTAGGATCTTCTGTATCATAATCAATACTTACAAATTCTGTATATATATTTTCATCTTTTTCAAGTTCACTAGGAAAAAAGCTAACATGTAAGTCATCCTTTCCTTTAGGCCTGTATGCCATTTTAGGTATATATAGTGCATTGGTTATACTTTCTGTTTGAAAATAATCATCATGCTCTTCTCTTAATGTTGCAACTTTTTTCTTACGTTGCTCTGGTGTTAGTCCCATTTTTTCATTTTTATTAATATTTTTTGTATTTATCATCTGCGTTCTTGTTGTCCTGGTGTATTCATTTCTTCAATTTTCATTTGTTCAAACTTTGCTTTAAAGAAACTCATACGTGCATCACCATTTCTGGCTTTCAAAAAATGTAAAACTAATGTTCTATCATCTTCTATTATGTATCTATCAGGACCATAGAACCTAATCTTTTGTTTAGCTGGTCTATTTATACCTATTAACATATCTGCATGCTGTAGCATTGCATCTGAGCCAAATATATCTGACTCAAGTATATAGTTACCATACTTACCATCTATAGCTCTATCCGGGTTATCTATATTTCTATTCAATTGTGATAGTGCAATAAATAAACAAGGATAATCACGTTTACATTGTGTAAAGAATTCACCTAACTCAAACATCATATCTAATGTATTATTTTGATATGGTGCTCTCTTTACAAGCATAGTATGATCTAAAGTAATCATAGTCTTTGCGCCTTTATGTAATGTCATGTAAGCATCTACTTGCTCACGCATTTGATTCACAGTTAAAGGTGTACTAATTATGTCTACAGGGTTCTTGACCCTTTCTTTAGCATATTGATGACATGTATTTAATGTTTCATTAGTTAATATTGATCCAGCACTACATAATTCTTTATAGGTCTTTCCAGTTAAAGAACTAAATTCTCTAATAGCTGAGGTTCTACCTACCATTTCAAATTGAAACTCTAATACTCTAAAATTATCATTAGGGTTTAGAGCAAAAGATTCTCTTATGATTTGATCTTTAATTAATGTTTTACCTGATCCAGGTCTACCACCAATTACAGTTAGAGTATTCCATTCTAAACCATCAGTAGCAGCATCATTAAACTTAGGCCATGGTGTATATATAGATTTCTCTTCACCATTAGATCTAGCTAGCATATATTTTAATGCTTCATTAAATGCGGAATATTGTCCTACCCAAGCGTTTTCTGTTTTACCCATTGTCTATTATGTATATAATACTTTCTATATTATCAATGCTATCATTACATGACTTTTTATCTGGAACCCAAGTTCCATCTCTTAGCATTTGAAAATCTTCAAGTACAAGATTTAATTTATTTAATACTTCTGTTACTTGATTCTCTGTCATACTACGTTTTCTTTAAAATGTTCATCTTCTGTAGATATACCTTCAATACTCATATCACAGTAATCTGCCAGTGTAGAATGTTTAACTCTGTGTTTATCTTGTTTACATATAAAGTATTGACTTGTTTGCATATACATATACTCTTTGTCTCTATACTCATTAACATACATGCGTGTTGCTTTTATAACATCATCCCATGTATGATCATATGTCTCAAAGAACCATCTAAATGCATCACTTAATGCTTTAACATTATTCCTTGCTGGTTTACCACTTGGTAGTTTTTTAGCAGGAAATATTTCTCTATAAGTATTTATATTATCTATAGAGTTTTTACCCATTAGTGCAATGTCAGTTTTCTTCTTTGCTTTTATAAAGTAATTATCCATTCTAACTATAAAGAGCTTTGCCTTAGATGTTAGAACAAACTTACTATCTTTTTTTTCTAGATATTCTTCATCAATTAAGTCAAGAACATCTTGTTTACTCATATATGGCAAGGAGACGCCTAGCTTGATCCCAAATAGTATCTGCAGCTGGTTTGGGGTCATCTTTGATTTTAATATTTTCTGGAACAGTTCCCACATAATTTTTTAATTCATTAATTATTTTATTATATACATCTATTGTAAACATATCTTTAGTATCAATACCATTGCTAACTCTTACACATGAGTTTATAACTGTGGCATGGTTTCTTTTTAGATATATTCCTATCCTGCTTTTAGTATAACCCATTTTCCAGGCTATAAAACAAAAGTTATGTACATATATCATATATTCTTTACGTCTTGATCTATCTAACAAAGTAGTGATATGTGAGTACTCTGGAACATCACTATAAAGTGCTGCTAAAGTACATACATGTAAAGTATCTAATGTTATTTTGCTTGAGTCTACAGGAGGTATGAATATATGAAGCTTTCTTCCATACTTTTCATAAAAATGTCTCTTGAAGTCACGTATGTCTATTTTCTGTTCAACTAGTTGGTTTTCAGTCATTTAAATAAAAATTAAGTTATACAAATATAGTAAATCTTACCATTCTATGCAAGTTTTATCTAGCTTAGTCAGTTCTTCATTTACGTTATTAAACACGTCCTTACAATCCCATTGACCACCTCTGTATGCTGCTGATGCAGGGTGTGCTACCTTAAATGTTTTGACATCAGATAGCAATGGTTTCCATTCTTCAGCTTTTCTACCCATTAATATAAATATCACGTCTTTATTATGTCTATTTAAATTATCAAATAAATATTCTGTGAATGATTTCCAAATATTATAATGTGACCCAATTTTGTTTATTTCAACTGTCATTGCTGTATTAATTAATAATACGCCTTGATTGGCCCAACGTCTTAAATCACACTCTTCTGGTGTATATATAGCTCTACCTGTCTCAGTAAAATCACCTATAGTTTGTTTAAGTATGTACTGCAGGGATTTTTCTGCTTTACCTTTTTTACTACAACTAAATGCTAAACCATCAGCTGATCCTAATTGAGGATATGGATCTTGTCCTACTATTACTACTTTAATATCTTTATAAGGGCACTCATAGAATGCATTAAAGATATCTTTGAATTTTGGTGTAAATCTTCTACCAGCAGTTACATTATCTACTAGCGTATTCATTATATAATCAAAGCTTAAACCATTTATATATGGGGATAACATACGATCCCATCCACTATCTTTTAATTTTTCATTAAGATTATCTCTTAAATTAGTTATATTGATTTCCATTATTTTATTATATTATTAGTATATTTACTTATTAAATTACATGCTATGGCCAAGGAACTACAAACATTTGATACTTTTGATCCAAATGATATTATTAAAGATATAGAAGTATCTACTGTATATATAACATCTTTACAAAATATCATTACTGATATGATCTATGATGAAACTAGAATAGATACTGTAGGTGAAACTTTTTTTAAGTTTGATGAAATTAGAAAACATATAGAATCTAAAGATAAAGATAAAGTGCCTGCTGTTAAGCTAGATAACTGGGAGAAGAAAGTATATACATTATTTTCTCTTCTTCAGACATTTAAACTTAAAGCTATTAAACAAGGACTTAATCAAACTACTGAAACATCCGCAACTGTAGATGATATCAAAGAATTAGGTAAATTATTAATTGATGGAGACTCAGATGGATTATCTAAGCTAGAAGAAATTCAAAGTAAGCTTAAAATAGTAAAATAACTATCTTAATTGCATACCTGCAAAATCCCCTATCTCAAGACAAGCTTGTATAGCTAGATTTAATTCTTCTTTATCACACTTACCAAAAGACTTACAGTGCTCTACATTATTTTTAACAAAACAAAGGCCAGCTTTACGTTTGACTTGTAATTTCATTTCTTCAAAAGTATGACCTACTTCACTAGCTATTTCTCTTATCATAGCATGTACTCTAGCTAGTTGTGGGTTACTACCTTTACCATCTTGAATACCTATAAATAACTCTACACGTGCTCCATCAGGTTGCTCAGATATAAATTTATTATACTTTGTTTCATATGCTTTTATAGGAAAGTGCAATTTACCTTCTTTTATTACTGCTTGTACAAATAGTTGATTTCTCATTATGTTATAATATTATATATCCCATATAAAGATAATACAATACCAAATAATAGTACTATCCAAAAACATCCTTTATATATATTTTCTTCTCTTTCAGGAGATCTCCCTTGATTACTTCTATATTGTCTAAATGATTCTTTATCTTTTAATTCTTTAGCCTGTCTATGTAATTCAGTATTATTTTTCATGATTTATGGTCTTAAATTATTTAAATCCCACAATATCCCGTAATCAGGATCATGTGGGTCAACTTCATCAGTACTATGGACTCTTTGACGAAACCATTTACCTTCTATATATTTATATGTTTTTCCATTTAATATTTTTATTTCAGTATTCATTAGTGAAACTTTTCAATAATATCATCTGACAAATATGTTGGATTAATTAAATCTAATACATCTACTATACTTGTAGATCCCTCATCATTAGTTAATTCACACCATATGTGAACCATTTCTGCTGATGCAGGTGAGCCAGGTGTTCCTGGATCTCCATTAGATTCTGTATGTACTTCATCTTCTCCCGGATAATAGTAGTATTCTACTTCTACCTCATTACCAAATAACATCATTGGTACTATGTTTATTCTTTCTCCCATTATTTAAATCTTAAAGTGTTATTATCTATATATATAAACTCTTGACCACAACTAGTACATTTTGTTTCAACTTCATTTGTTATAAGGTGTAGACCAAAACAATTTGGACATGGTGTATCTTCATTTGAATATTCATTTATATATTCTTCTATTGATGTTCTGGCTAATCCATGAATCATTGAATCATGTACGCCTTTATAAAATGTATTATCTGCTTCTTGTTCTTGTTGACTCTCCATAAAGAGCTCTTTCATTCTTCCCATAATTTTATCTTTCTAAAGGATTAAAATACTTAACTTTTAATTTATCAAATCCTTTAACTGCATTAGCCACCCATTTTTCATCTTGTGTACCTTTGTACATAAGTATGTGACATGTGGCTGTCTCAGTTGGATTTAATCTTAATAATCTTCCTATTCTTTGCGCTGTTTTTCTTTCATTACCATATGCATGCATAATAATCCCGGCTTTAAGCTTAGGAATTGTAACACCTTCTGATAACTGTAACACACAGGATAGTCTATCTATTCTTCCATCAGAAAATAACTCTAAGTTTTCTTCTGATTTTAAGTTCTTAGAATGATAACTATGCTTACATATTCTGTCTGCTTGTTTTTGAGTATTAGCAAATACAATGCATTTTGCATTAATATTTTTTACTATACTCTTGACATAGCTCTCTTTACTTGTATAGTCCATTATAGCACGCATTCTCATAATTCTACCAAATTGTATTTGCTTATCACTTTGAGCTTCTGCTAATCTAGACGTTGCATAGTTATAATCCTTTTGTTCTGATGTATACCAAAATCCACCTGCTTTGTTTTTCTTCTTTAAAGTAGGTAATTTAGAAAGTTCCAACTCATGTATGATAATCTTGTAATCATTCAATATGTTTGACTCAGTTGCATCATCAACTTTAAATGTATATTTTATTGGACAATACTTTTGAACAAGTCTTCCTTTTTCAGAATCTTTGTCTCTTGGTGGTGTTCCGGTTAATCCTAGTACTTTACCTTTAAAACTTGATAAAAAAACTTCATGTGATTCCTTTAAACTATGACACTCATCTAAATATACTATATCATAGTTATTAGGGTCTTTCTTCTTAAGAGATAAGTAAGTAGTGAAAGTAATATGTTTAACTAGAGAAGCTAATCCCATTTTACCTAGTTCATCAATCCAAGATTTAGTAACTGAATGCTTTGGTACAACCACTAAGACTTCTATAAGTTGGTTAAAGTTCTTCTGTAAGTGTTGTATTGCAATTCTTGTTTTCCCAACACCCATAGATATACCTAAGCCACATCTTTTATGTTGTGATGCTATTGCTAATGCATCTGCTTGTACTACACTCCTACTATTAATCTCCATAAGTTGTGCCATATAAATATTGTTATTGCTACGATAGCTAAATAAGTTACCGTTACTATTAATTTATTTTTGTTATTTTGTTCCATGATTAAAATTTTAATAAAAATAACCTACGTTGATACTTTTGTATTAATAGTGTGTTATTTTTTATGGTTCTGTTATCATCTTTATCCTTAAAGTCTTTTAATGATGCTTCAAATGTTTTATTGAGAGTTTCATACTTTAATTTATATAGATAATTTCTTACGTAATTTAAATGTCTTTTTTTTCTTCTCATAGTTTTAATGTCTGGTTTCTGATAGTCCTAACTCATAAGATTCTTCTGGATGTATTTCTATCCACATGTGACAGCTTCTACATACTGGTAACCAAGTAGATTCATCTAAATGATATTCTCCACGTCCTTTCTTATGATGTATTTCTGTAGCACGCAAAGAACACTTATGGATCTTTGCATGACAGATGTTATGATTTGATAAATACTGCCTACGCTGTTTAGAATAGGCAGCATTTAGTTTAGCCATTTTGCTTGATACTTTTTTGATGCTCATTTGGATTTAAAGTAAAATAGTTTTTAGGTAACAATCCTATAGATAGAAATTTTAATACAACATCTTCATAGGTTATTCCCAATTCCTTAAACGTAAAAGTATTTTTGTAATCATCTAATGTTTCTTGTGCAGGTATATTTACTATATACTGTGCTAGACGAGAACTTTTAAAAGTTTTACTAAGATAAGCATTTGCTTGCTTATTACAAAGCATTTGTTTCCAAGCATTTATCTCTCTTTGTCCTCTTTTCCATACTTTAGTTATACGTCTTTTTTTATCCCAATGTAACTTACTAACTTCTTCAGGTTTATAAACCTTTAAGCCATGAAGCACACGTTTAAATAAAAAATGTTGATAAGGGTTTAGTTTACTATATTCAAATGAATTTATTATTGATGGAGGATGTAATTGATACTCTGTCAATAATCCTAAGTATTGATAGCGTTCTTTACGCTTGCTGAGTTTTAGTTGATCTTTATTAAGTTTTAGCTGTGATATTTGTTCTTGAGATAGCATACGAGTTTTTTTAGTGATTAAGTGGAAATATATTAAATGTCAAAGGGTAATACAGGTTCCTGATTCCCCTATACTACCCTTATCCATTTTTAATAAACTATTTACTATAGTTCAAAAGTCTCTTCTTCTAAGACTTCTGTTTCTTCCACTTCACTAACTGGTTCTTCTAAATCATCTATGTCATCTACAGTTGTATTATCATCCGCACTTTCTAAACCAAATGCCTCAGCTGGTGTTACTGTTGTTTTAACAGCATTAGTATTTGTACCATTTGCTTCACGTATTGCATCTCCATTAGTATGAGCAATAAGTACATCCTCTGTTGTAGCATCTACTACAAAGAATGTTTTCCTATAAATAGGTTCACTACCAACTGCACAAAATATTCCTGTGTCTCCGGCCATTTTAAGATCTCTGTCTGGATCATTATTACTAAATGGTGTAAGGCTTTCTTTTACAACTATCTTACCTGTTAACGGAGTATTTGCTGTTAACCCAAGTTGTTGTAAGTCATCCATCTTACCGTGTAATAATGTAGATCTATTTGAGTTCTTAACCCATCCTCCATTACCAAACGTTACTCTTTGTTGTTCTAGTCTGATATGACCAAATTCTGCGTTGTTACTTGATTGACGAATGATATTTCCCATATCATCAGCCACAATGTTGACTTTGTTTTGCATTTTTAATAAATTTTAGTGATTAATAAATAAATGTTTAATGACTATACGTCATCTGAGTGAAAATACGGGTCATCTAATTTTTCATAGGTTTCAATTTCATCTAGGGCTGGTTCATGTTCCTCAATATGATCTATTGCGGTTTTTTCTGCTTTCCCTGTGTTATTTGAAAATCTACTATAAAAAGGATTACCCACTTCTTTAGTATAAGCTGAGCTTAGACCATTAAGGTCTCTATATTCCTCATCTGTTAAAGATAAGTATTGCTCAAGAGAGCATTCAATTATACGACCATTAGGAAGTTGGACTATCATTCTTTTATTTATTGCTATAAAGATAATAATATTACTCCTTCTGACTCACATAATCTATTTTAATTAAGCTCAGTGTTTAAAATAAACAGCATATATATAGCTAACGTTCTATTTTATTGTTAGCTTTCTACCTGTTCTTTTAATGTATTTATGTTTTTTTAGCTCTTTTATCCATCTGTCTATGCTTGATTGACTTGAGCCAGTGTCATCAGCTAATGTGCTAATAGATGGAAAGCATGTTCTCTGTTTATTTGCATAACAAGATAATACGCCATATAATGCCTTAGCCGCAATTGATAAATTAGGATCAGTCATAACCTCACGGTTTACTATTCCAAATCTATTTTTCTGTGTATACATGATCTTTTAATAATCTTAAAAGAGCCATATTATCATCCCTTTCCTTAGCTAAATCCATGTCATTTAGTTTATACAGTTCATTCATTGTATAACCAAAGCTTGATTTAATTGACTCACCTTTCTTCCAAGAGTTATAGTGTGATCTGATCAGTTCCTGTGATAATTTTGGCATCTTGTGTTTTATTTAATTGATTTTCTACTAATTTAAGCTCTTTACCCTTAATTTTAATTAATTCAAAAGGACTTATAGTATCTTCTTTGTATTTGATATCACTGTTTTCATCATGATATATATATTGAACTTTAAGATTGGTATATAAAGGATTATATCCAGCTGATGTTGACCAGTTGCTATCTCCTATTACTTTTGCATATACCATACCTTCTTTAGATAATAAATCTTTATCCATTAATATATCTTTTTCATATTCACTACCTTCATGATAATTAGGTGATATTGTTTTTACTATGTCACCTGGATATATTAATATATATGGTTCTCCCTTTAACATAAGTTCTGCTACATTTTCTAATGTACTATCACTCATTGTATCAAGTATTAAACTTTTAATATGATCAAAGTTTATTTTTTCTTTTACCATATCCGGTGTTAATACACTGGATACAATATTCTTTACTGTTTCTTTTCTTATATGTAGTGTTGGCATATCTATCTATTTACTGTGTTATAATTACCTGCTCTTGTTGTGCAGTGTGATGTTGTCCCACACGCTTGAAATATCATTACTATTATTATTACTGCTATTATTTTCTTCATGTCTATATTTTAGAAGTGAATTACTAGACTATAATTAGACAGTCCCTCTCTAACAAGTATGAAAAAAGAGAGGGTTTCTATCTAATTGATGGTCCACTTAACCATTAATCTTTCTATTAGGACCTACTGTACAAGTATTATTATATAGTATATAATTACTGGTACTGTTAGTACGTTACACGTAACGTTTTATAATATAAATCTACGTAAATCAGTTGGTTCAAATGTAAACTCTGGTGTATTGATATAATTCATATCATCCATAGAATACCAAACATCTAATGTAAGAGGATTTAATAATATGTGTTGTTCTTGAGCTGGCATATAACTTTGAGCTAACATAAATATCTTATGTCCGGCTTCATTTACTGCCATATCTACAACAGTGATAGCATGTCCTGGAAATCCTCCAGTTACAAACACATCACCCGGTTGCATATCCCAATAGTTTACTGATTCAGTATCATATTTTTCAATAGAATATGTACCTGCATAGCTCCATACTAAATCTAACCATTTTCTAAATGTTTTACAGTTATCTTTACGAGCTTTGGCCCATTTGGTAACTATATCACGACCAGCATTAACTGGTGTTGGGTTAGCTCCTTTAAGATATTCTGTATAACTACTTACATAGCCATTAGTATAGGTAAATTTAAGTCTATCTAAGAAACCATTTTTATAATTATAGCTTGCTCTTAAATATATTGCAGCATCAGCACAGTGATGTAAATCTCTGTTACCAATTTCATAATCAAATACTGCTGCATAGATAAAGTTATTATGTTTTACTTCTCCATTAAAATATTTCACTTCTGCTTTGTCTTTAAGCGGATGTGCTATTAGAAATTCAGAATATGCATCTGCATTGTTTCTTTCATATCCTCCTGGTACTGTGAATACAGATGAGATTGACTCATGATCCATTTCTTTACCTTGATATGTTGTTTGTGCACTTGCTACAAGTACGAATAACATCATTGCTAACGTTATTAGTTGTAGTCTTAATACGTTTTTACTATATTTTATATCTCTCATAATTAAGTGGTTTTATATAGAAGCCCTACATAGGTAGAGCCTCTGTTATTATTATTTATTTTATTATACTCCACCTGTTATTTCTATTATAATAAATGGTAGTATTATCATTAACGATCCTTTTTGCCAAGCTAATCCTAAGCCTAATACGGCTTCAAATGTAATCTTAAACTTTGGCATCAATATTACTTTATCCATAAATGTATTAAAGAATATTGCATTTAATATACATAATGCTGTAATTAACACTATTGCTATAGATACAGGTGTATAACCCCATCCATATTGTGTAAAATACATAATTGATACAGCTATACCTAGTAATGGTAAGACTGCTACATATAATAATTTAACTAGTTTTTTAAGTAAC